TACCAGTATTGGGGCAAGTAAATAAATTAAAGTGGGTACAAAAAGGTGGTAAACTTAGACAGTCTATTACAAAGGGTACTGTTGCCGGTGCTCCTGTTGACTTTGCAGGATTTAATCCTAATGATCCTAATGCTGCTAACTGGCTTGGTTCGAAGCTTGACGCGCATCCTCAACTGCAATCTTTGGTTTTGGATTATCTTGGAACTAACGTGGATGACCCAGCCGCCTTCAATCGTTTTAAAAATGCTTTTGTTGGGGCTGCCATTGGTATCGTGGCAGAACCGCTAGTTACTGGTGGGTTTAAAGTAACTGCAGCTACGTTTGAAAAAATGGCAGAAGCTATGAGAACGTGGAAAATTAATAGAGCTAGGGAGCGTGGAAAAAAAGACTTAGGAATTAGCGAAGAAGAATTAGGAAAAATTACTAGCAAAGATAAGGCAGACAATTTAAATGCGGAATCAGATTTACCTGATGCTCCTGAGATACCGGAGACAGAAGCACTTGAAACTCGATTAAATGAAAACTCTGTAAACACTGCTTTAAGTAGAAAAAAGAATAAACTCAGCACACCAATGGAACAGGCAGGTAAAAGTGCAGGGAAAGAGGAGAATTTTAAAGAGTTAGATTTCGAGGGAGATACTCTACATTATGGTTCTGGACAAGATGGAGCACAAACAACAAGTAAAGGAAAACCGATTCCTAGAAACCCTGATAGTGATTTTTTAGATACAGTTACAAAGGGAGAGACTACTCATTATGATCCTAATTTTAAATCTAGTTCAGATCGTAGTGTGTTAGGCCAACAAAATTATAAAACAGTTATATCTAATTTTGTACTAAATGTTATAGCCGGAGCTAAGAATCGAACTCAGGCTATGGTTGATATGGCTTCTTCTATGGCAGATGATGGAGTAGGGTACATTTCTGTTAGAAGCGATAAAGACATAAATGCAGCTAAAAAAGATACTTGGAAAGAATTCACTGAAAATAAACCTGAAGATGGTTACAGAGTTCCAAATAGAGGAACAGAGAACTTTCAAAAGGGGTTTACACCGGAGGAGCTTGAAGCTTTAGCTAAAGAACATTTTGATGAAGTTACAATAATAAAAACAAAAGATGGAAAAGTTGCTACTGTTAAGGTAAGTAAACCTAAAAGATTTGATGAACGGATAAGAATTCCGAAGCCTAAGTCAGAAATGCCTAAAGTATTTACGGACAGAGGAATTCAATCTCCATATCTTAAAGTAAGACCAGATGATCTAGAGGAGCTAACTGAAGCTCTTATCAATGAAGACTTCAGAACAACAATAGAAAAAACTGATATTAACTTTGATAATATTAAAACAACTGAAGATGTTAAAGCTGCCTTAGAGACAGTATCTAATTTTGGTGGAGCAAGTAAAGAGAGAGTAACTCAAAAAGAAACACAAGAATTAGCTGATCACGCAGGAACATCTATTAAAAATATTAATGAACTCTACCTCTCAACTAAAGGTCTTGATGCCAAGATTTTAGCAGCTAGAAGAATGTTAGTTCGTTCTGCTGAACACATGGTTGAACTAGCAACTATCGCTAGAGAGTCTGGAAAAGCTTCTGATGCACTTGCAGTTAGAAAGCACGTTTTTATACATCATGGAATACAAGCAGAAGTTTCGGGAGTAAAGTCTGAGGTAGCTAGAGCATTAAACGCTATGAAAATAAGTGCTAAAGGTGCAGATGCTCGTTTAGCTCAAGTAGATGCTCTTGTAGCTTCTTTTGGTGGTAGAGATAATCTAGACAAATTTATTTCTACAATTCACCACTTATCTAAAGAAGAAAACAGTGCGTTCAAGCTTGCACAGTTTGTTAAGCGTGGGTGGAAGGCTAGAACTATGGATGCTGTTTTAGAAGCATATATTACAGGTCTTTTATGGAATCCAAAAACACAAATTGTTAATGTGATTGGTAGTGCTAGTGCTTCTATTTTAGGTGTTATGGAAAGACGTTATGCAGAACATATAAATCCTGAGACTAAACGATTTGGTTTTCGTAGACAAAAAGCTGATGGCAGTGGAGATGGAAGGATAGTTATGGGTGAATCCCATGCTATGTTAGTCGGACTTAAAGCAGGCTATCAAGAGGCCTTGTCGTTAGCTATGAAAGCGTGGAGAACCGGTAATCCTTCTGATAGGTTTGTTAAAACAGATACCTACAATATTTATGAAAAATCCATGTCAGCCTCTAATTTAGATTTAAGAGGACAAATGGGTAGGATTGCTGATTGGTTAGGTAATAAACTTAGATTGTCTACTAAACTGTTAATGAGCACTGATGAATTTTTTAAAGCAATTAATTATCGTATGCACCTACATTCACTTGCTCACCGCAGAGCTTCTAATTTAGAACTAAAAGGTAAGGATTATGAGGATGCTGTAGATGCTATTATAAGAGACCCTGAGGTAGACCTTCATATGGAATCTCTAGATATGGCACGATATAATACCTTTACAGAAGATTTAGCTCAAGGGTCTAGAAGTCAAAAGATTCAACAATGGATTGAAACAGACTACGAACACCCCGGAGGTGTCCTTTTAAAAGGAACACTAAAATCCTATATACCCTTCTTTAGAACACCGGTTAATCTTGTTAGGTTTGCAGCAGAACGAACCCCTGCTATGAGGTGGTTTAGTAAACGCCTTAGTGATGATTTAAATTCTAAAGATTTAGCTAGAGTACAAATGGCTAAAGCTAAGATGGCTACAGGTAACATGATAGCTATTAATATGTTAGGACTAGCTGAATTAGGGCTTATTACTGGTGCTCCTCCAACTGATAGGGAACTTAATGCTAATCAACGGAGAGTAGGGTGGAAACCTTATTCTATTGTTATTCCACATCAACTTAATCCTTTTAGTGATGTTGATGTTTATGTTCCTTATAATCGTCTTGATCCTGTAGGATTAACTATGGGTTTAATAGCAGATTATTGGCAAGGTTCTATTATGTTAAAGAATGGAATATCTAGAGGAATGGATGAAGGTTTGCATGATCTAGTTATGGATGATTTAACAAATGCTGCAGGAATGATAACTCTTGCGATAGTACGAAATCTTGAAGACAAAGCTTATATGCAAGGAATTTCTAATTTAATGGGTCTTTTGGGTCAAGACCCACAGAGAACGGCTGAAAAAGTAGCTAAAGACATGGTTAAAATAGTGCCTCCAATTTCTTTTGCATCAGCATTTGTTAGAAGTATATCTAGAACTATTGATCCAATTCGTAGAGTTGATGATGATGCTAATTTATTTACTGAAATTCGAAATACAATCTATAAAAATGTTCCGTGGATGAGTGAGACCTTAGCTCCTCATAGAGACTTAGAAGGTAATGTAGAATTTTATCCCGGTAATGGAACAAATATATTAATGCGTGGTTTTAATAATATGGTAAATCCTATAACCCCTTCATCTATTACCAAGAGTAACGTGGATAGAAAAGTACAAGAGTTAAAAGTTGACCTAACAGATATGAGAACTGTCAGAACTGTGGAACTTGATGGTGTTACTCTTACTTTATCTAATGACCAAATAGATGTTTTTAGTAAAACATGGGGTAAACTGAATAAACAACTTAACATGGGTAGCGTTGCTTATAATACAAACAACAAGTTAGATAATCAAATAAATTTAAAAGAGAGTTTATTAGCAAATAAAAATACTGCTAAAAAAATGTTATTTGATAAGTTTCCAGAGCTAAGACAAAAAGCTCAAGAATTAAAATTTCGACAAGATAATGAAAAGATTGAACATGAATCTCCTTTATATGAGGTGTTTAGATAACTATGGCTAGAGCAAAAGATGTATACACAGCAGATGGTAGTACACAATCATTTGCAGTAACCTTCCCTTTTATAAGTAGAAGTCATGTAACTGCTACTGTTAACGGAGCTTCTGCTACTTTTACTTGGGTAAATGACGGACAGATTACTATCAGTTCACCTACAGTAGTCAATACAGATAAAGTAATTATTCAAAGAGCTACAAGTGATACAGTTAGATTAGTCGATTATGTAGATGGGTCTAACCTTACTGAGTCAGATTTAGATTTAGATTCTAAACAAGCTTTCTATATGTCTCAAGAAGCTCTAGATGAACGCGATAACCATCTAGCTATGGACACTAGTGGGGCTGATAGTTGGGATGCACAGTCTAAAAAGATTACAGACCTTACCACTCCTACGGCTGCTAATGATGCTTCTAATAAATCTTATGTAGACGCACAGATTGACACAAGTACAACCAATGCTGATAACGCTGCTGCCTCGGCTACGGCCTCTGCTACGAGTGCAACGGCTTCGGCTACGAGTGCAACCGCCGCTGCTACCAGTGAAACTAATGCTGCTACTAGTTATGATAATTTTGATGATCGGTATTTAGGTCAGAAGTCGAGTGATCCTAGCGTTAATAATGATGGAGATGCGTTACTTACAGGTGCACTCTACTATAATACATCAAATTCGGTAATGATGGTCTACTCTGGATCAGCTTGGCAAAGGACTACGCCAACATCCTCAGATCAGACTAACATTAATAGTACAGTTTCCAATGCTACAAATATTAATACTGTGGCAGGATCAATAGCTAACGTCAATTTAACTGGTGGTTCAATAACAAATGTAAATACTGTAGGCACAAATATAGCCTCAGTTAATACTTGTGCCGGTGACATTCAAGATATAATTGATACGGCTGCTGATCTAAATGAAGCTGTTTCTGAAATTGAAACTGTAGCTAATGACTTGAATGAGGCTACCTCAGAGATTGATACAGTAGCCACCAACATTACTAACGTAAATAATGTTGGAAACAATATAGCTAACGTAAATACAGTTGCAGGGGTTTCGGCTAACGTCACGACTGTAGCCGGAGTTGCTGCAAATGTTACTACTTGTGCCACAAATAATGCAAACATTACTACAACTGCAAATAACATTACAGGAGTTAACAGTTTTGGAGAGAGGTATAGAGTATCAGGAACTGCGCCCTCTACCTCACTAGATCAAGGTGATTTGTGGTTTGATACCGCAAATAACGAGCTTAAGAGTTATGGTGCATCATGGCAATCGACAGCTCCTAGTGCAGCAGATCAAGCCAATATCAATATAGTTGGTGGTGAGCTAGTCTATGAGGAAGACTTAGGTTCTATTGCAGATGCTCTTACGTCTACCTCTGGAAATAATATTTCAGATGTTGCAGATGGCATGACCAATATTAATACTGTTGCCGGTTCAATAGCAAATGTTAATACAACTGGAAACAATATAGCCAACGTAAATACAGCGGCCACAAATAATAGTAATATCACAACTGTTGCCACAAACATAGCAGATGTCAATTCATTTGCAAATAGATATAGAATAGGTGCTTCCGATCCTACTACTAGTTTGGATCAGGGTGATCTTTTCTTTAATACCACTACAAATGAATTAAAAAATTATAGTACAGCTTGGAAAAATACTACGCCATCTGCAGCAGATCAGCTAAATATTGATATAGTTGCAGGTGAATTAGTCTATCAGGAAGACCTAGGATTAGTAACAGAGGCACTTACAACTACTACTGGAAATAATATTTCTGACGTAGCAGATGACATAGCAAATGTCAATACAGTAGCCGGTATTTCTGCAAACGTAACCACTGTTGCCGGAATTAGTAGTAACGTAACAAGCGTGGCAAATATTTCCGCAAACGTCACTAGCGTGGCAAATAACGAAGCTAATGTTAATAGGTACGCTGACGAATATACCATAGCATCTTCAGCACCGGGTAGTCCTTCTGAGGGCGATCTTTGGTATGATTCCACAAACAACGTCCTTAAATATTATACAGGTTCAATTTTTGCTTCAATAGCGGCAGGTATTAGTGATGTAGTTTCAGACACCTCACCGGCTTTAGGTGGGAATTTAGATTGTAATAATAGAAACCTCACCGAGTGCGGTACTGTATCTGGTGATAATTTACAAATTGATTTTGGGAGTATAGCATAATGGCAAAAAAACTTCAATTACGAAGGGGAACGACAAGTCAACATTCATCATTTACTGGTGCGGTTGGTGAAGTAACAGTAGATACTGATAAGGATGTTGTGGTAGTACATGATGGGTCAACGGCTGGTGGACACGCTATGTTAAAATCAGGTTCAGTAGGGGCAACAGACATAGCTTCTAATGCCGTGACAACTGCAAAAATAAATGCAGATGCAGTCACTGGTGCAAAAATAGCGGACGATGCCGTAGCCAATGAACATATTGCCTCAGATTCTATTGGGGCTACCGAGTTGAAAGTTACAGGTAATGGTACAAGCGGACAGTATTTAGGATCAGATGC